TTACCTACTGTGTTTTCACTTGTTAGCATTATCTGGTTCAGCATTCGTATCTGGGAATCCGATACGGTTCGTGGTCTAACTAACCGGAAAAAACCAGATGCCAACAGTCAGTAAGAAGCAAGAACGGTTTATGCAGGCGGTTGCCCACAACCCTGCGTTCGCTAAAAAGGCCGGTGTGCCTCAATCTGTGGGAAAAGAGTTCACTAAATCAGGAGGCGGTATGGCTGAGTCCAAGGCAATGATGAAGAAGGAAGTGGCTTTCATGAAGAAGAAAGGCGCTCCCAAAGCGATGCTCAAGCATGAGATGAAAGAAGCTGGCATGAAGTACGGCGGCAAGGTCAAGAAGATGGCGATGGGTGGCTACGCTGATGGTGGTATGCCTATGGTCATGAAGGATGGCCAGAAAGTGCCAGCGTTTGCGGCTGACGGCAAAGGCAAGATGGCAAAAGGCGGCGGCGTTAAGAAGATGGCGGCTGGTGGTATGGCTGCATCGAAGATGGGTTCAGTCAAGACTGCTGCGCCTAGCCGTGACGGTGTTGCCACCAAGGGAAAGACCAAGGGCACTATGGTCAAGATGGCAGGCTCTACCGGCATGAAAAAAGGCGGTATGGCTAAGAAGTATTGCTGATAGGAGGCTGTGATGCCAAAGAAAGAAAGTACAGATTACGCTTCAGACAGAGTCAAACGTCTTGCGGATATTGAAAAAGAATCCCGCGAGTACGGGCGTGAGCTAGGGCGTGAACGGCAAGAAAAGGCAGATCGCCTTGGTGGACCAATTGGCACTCCTGCTGCCTATATCAAACGTGCTGGACAATATGTTTACGACAAGGCTACGGATGCAGATGCCTACTTGTCTGGAAAACTAGGTATGGAAGAACGCGCAGCATCTCGTAGAGGCGAACGCGCTGGGCTAAAAGACGAGGGCTACAAAAAAGGCGGCGCAGTTAAATCCGCTTCTTCTCGTGCTGACGGTATCGCGCAACGTGGTAAAACTCGCGGGAAGATTTGCTAATGAGAGCCTCACGCGGGATGGGTGCAATTAACCCAGCCAAAATCCGAAAGATCAAGAAACGGGACGGCAACGAGCCTGTGACGGTCTATAAGGAAGGCGGCGAGACGAAGTCTCGCGTGAATCAGTCTGGCAACTATACGAAACCCAGCATGAGAAAAAGCCTGTTTGAGAGCATCAAAGGCCAAGCAGTGCAGGGTACGGCGGCAGGCCAGTGGAGCGCCCGCAAGGCGCAGTTGTTGGCGAAGAAGTACAAAGCGAAGGGCGGAGGCTATCGTGGGTGATTTACGCAAACTTGTTCAAGAGATAGAAGCCAAGCGTGCCCGAGGCGAAGTCAAGGACGTTAGCCCAGAAGAGTTTGACAAGATGGAAAGCCAAGCAGGCTTGAAAGACCTTGACGGCAAGTTCAAGAAAGACAGAGCCGAGCCACGTCCGCCCCCAAGAGAGCGCATGAGCAAGGCGTTGTCTGAGCTGGACGGTATGAAAAAAGGCGGTAAGGTTTCATCTGCGTCTTCTCGTGCTGATGGCTGCGCTATTCGCGGTAAGACCCGTGGGAAGATAGTGTGAGATGAAAGCCCCGCAGCAAAGCCTGAAGGCGTGGACGGAGCAGAAATGGCGCACAAAGAGTGGCAAGCCGTCATCGAAGACTGGCGAAAGGTACCTGCCAGAAGGCGCAATCAAAGCGTTGAGTCCAGCGGAGTACGCAGCCACAACACGGGCAAAGCGGGCGGGAAAGAAAGCGGGCAAACAGTTCGTAGCCCAGCCGAAGACGATTGCGAAGAAAGTAGCACCGCACAGGAATAAAGGTAAGTAATGACCACTTCCGGCACATCCAGTTTTAACCTTGACCTGAACGACATCGTTGAGGAAGCGTTTGAACGCGCCGGTGGCGAACTGCGTACGGGCTATGACTTGCGCACGGCACGGCGCTCCTTGAACCTGTTGTTTGCTGATTGGGCGAACCGTGGTCTGAACATGTGGACATTTGAGCAACTGTCCATTCCGCTTGTACAAGGGCAACCAACTTACGCGCTGCCGGATGACACCGTAGACTTACTTGATCACGTCATCAGAACGAACGCCAATCAGCCCAGTAACCAAGCTGATCTCACAATCACCCGAATAAGCGTATCCACATACGCCACGATCCCAAACAAGCTGATTCAAGGCCGACCAATTCAGGTATGGATTCAGCGTATGACGGGCGGCGATTCGCGGTTGCTAGGTACTGTCCAGAGCACTATTAATGCCTTGGCAACATCGATCCCGATCACCTCGTTGGAAGGTGTACCGTTTGCAGGGTTCGTGCGGATTGGTACTGAGTTGATTGGCTACAATCAGACGCAGCCTGCGGCGAACGGCAACCCAGCGTATTTGCTGAACTGCGTGCGTGGACAAAACAGCACAACCGCAGCGAGCCATCTGACGGGTGCAGCAATTGATCTGGTGCAGAAGAACAGCGTCACGGTGTGGCCGACCCCAGATTCAGCAACCACGTACCAGTTCGTTTACTGGCGGTTGCGTCGCGTACAGGATGCGGGTAGTGGTGGCACCAAGACGATGGATGTGCCGTTCAGATTTGTGCCGTGTTTGGTGGCAGGGCTATCATATTATCTGGCGCTAAAAGTGCCGGGCGCGATGGACAGACTACCTGTTTTGAAGGCGCAGTATGACGAGGCGTGGGAGTTGGCAGCAAGCGAAGATCGTGAGAAGGCCGCAGATCGTCTGGTGCCGCGTCAGCAGTACATTACTGGTGGTGTCTGATGGGAAATAGGTTTGCCTCTGGTAAACATGCGATTGCGGAGTGTGACCGCTGCGGACAGAGGTATAAACTCAAGGAGTTGAAGAAGCAGGTAGTCAAGACTAAGGTCTATAACTTGCTGGTGTGCCCATCATGTTGGGACCCGGATCAGCCGCAGTTGCAGTTAGGCATGTATCCGGTGGATGATCCGCAGGCGCTGCGTGATCCACGTAAGGACTTGAGCTACTACCAGTCAGGAGCCACAGGACTACAGTTGACAGCAACACCCGGCATCACAGTAGACTCGGATGGTGTACCGGCAGAAGGTAGCCGAGTCATCCAGTGGGGTTGGGCACCAGTAGGCGGATCAAGAGCAAACGACGCAGGGTTAACGCCAAATGCTTTGACTTCTGTTGGTGTAATAGGCAATGTAACTATCTCGTAGGAGTAAGCATGGACAAGAAGTCAATGAAGTCGGTAGCCGACAAAGCAGTCAAAGGACACGAGAAGCGCATGCACGGAGCCAAGAAAATGGCTAAAGGCGGCGTGACCAATGAGATGCTAAAGAGCATGGGCCGTAACATGGCGCGAGTGAAGAACCAAGGAGGCAAGTAATGGCTAAATTTTCACAAAAGCAAAACGGCAAAGAAGTAGGCCCAGCTTCTGTTTATGCGGAGCCACACACTATGGCCGGTAAAGAAGTTAAAGCGCAGGTGCCGAAAAAGTCTGGTGCTGAATACATGAACGAGATGAATATTGCGGTGGGTATCAGCAAGGGTAACTTTAAGGAACCCAAGACGACCGGCATCAAGATTCGTGGTACCGGTGCGGCTACCAAAGGCACAATGGCACGAGGCCCGATGGGTTGAGGTGAACCGTGACTTATAACGAGCTGTTCATTGCGGTCAAGGACTACCTGCAGAACGACTTCCCCACAAACACGTGGACGAACGTAGCAGGGACGGGTGTTGTTTCGTCTGATGGTACAGATCAGATTAACCTATTTATCCAGCAGGCCGAAGAGCGCATCTATAACACGGTGCAGATTCCTGCACTTCGTAAGAACGTCACGGGTGTAACCACCGGCGGTAATCAGTATTTGTCTTGCCCGACTGACTTCTTGTCGGTCTTCTCGATGGCAGTAATTGACGCTAGTGGTAACTACGAGTACCTGCTGAACAAGGATGTGAACTTCATCCGGGCTGCGTACCCAAACCCGAACGAGACGGGTATCCCGAAGTACTACGCGCTGTTTGGCCCGACTGTTATATCTAGCACCATCACGGACGAACTCAGCTTCATTCTTGGCCCAACGCCTAACATCCTGTACAACGTCGAGCTGCACTATTACTACTATCCTGAGTCAATCACGGTAGCGGCTGACGGTCGTACATGGTTGGGGGACAGCTACTCGCCGGTGCTGCTGTACGGTACGATGCTTGAAGCCTATATCTTCTTGAAAGGCGAAACAGACATGATGGCTGTT